ATAGCATTTAGAATTTCATCGTCGATAGCTTTTTGTAGCTCATCTCCAATTATATGTTCAACTTCTTCGGTTAGGTCAACTGTATAGTTGGCTGATAGTTTACGAGTGCTTGAACCGACCTTTACCTTTTCAATTTTCATTTCCACCTCAATACTAATAATGTGCGATCATTAATGTCGCCACCACGGATTTCGTAGATGCGACTTAGTGAACCATCAGGATGGTATTCAAACTCTTTTCGCATGAGGCAGCGTTCATTTAATGTTTCATTTACCCATGCTTCAAACTCACGAGCTTTTTCACTTGGTACTTCTGCTCTGCAAAACCAACGTTTATCGCCAAGATCTTTACAAACAATTTTCATTTCGTATGAACTAACATTGTACTCAGTCCAAATTTTTCTATGTTGACCTTCAATAGGATCTTTAGAAATAAAGAATCGTTGGTCTTTAAATTCAAATTCTCTTACGTCAATAATCATCCCCACCTCAGCAAAAATAATGTAGCATCTTCTTCTGAAGGAAACTCCACTTCTTTAATTGGACGAACGCCGTTTGGATCTTCTGGATCACCGTAAATCAATCTTACTCCAAACATTTTTTCATACTCTTTGTCAGAGTCATCAACATCTTTGTAGTCTAATTCACCAATAGTATCGTAACTATTACCAAACCAACGACAATCGGATATATCTCGAATAGGATATTTTGGCTTAACTCTGTATCCCATTAACACCACCTAAGTTTTGCCATAACAGCACTGTTATCGTAATTTGTAGCAAGAAATAATCCATCCCAACCACCTATTCCATTTGAGCAATAACGATGCGCCCAGTGATCATACAGTACACGATCATAGAAATAATAGCAAAAGTTTTGCTGGCACCACAGTTCAAATTCATCAGGTTCGTTGTAGACTACGTCATAGTGTAAAAGTATTATGTGTTGATATTCGCTATATGCCCAATCAACTGGTAGATGTATTTGTCTTTTATCTTCTATACGAGAAGGTAAACTAAACGGCCACTTCATACCCACCTCAATACAAATAGCATACGATCAGATAAACTTTTAATAAACCATAAATCTCTGCCATAGTAGCGTCCAATATACATTGCATCTACATTGTTATTGGCACACCAATCACCGACTACACTATAATGATTAGATGGCGATACTCTAATTACTTGTTTAGATATAGATTCAAGACTGTCCTTCATGACCACGCCATAACGCTAAAAATGTTACTGCGTCTTCCTGCATTAGTCTAACTTCGTAACCATCAGTAATGAGATCTCTGCCATAGGATTTTCTATGGCGTTTATTTAAATAAACTCTACCAGCAGCCTCACCACTACCAAATCCGCCCATAAGAATTCTATGTGAGTGTTCTACTACAACAACATTAGATTTAATGTTATCTCTTAGAAAAGTAGCTAGTTCATTAAGCGCATTTTCTTTGTTATACTCTTTAGTATTTTCGCCCACCTCAATCCAATAGCAAATTTCAAACATACCAATACGGGGATTAGTGGTTTCGTAAAGATCCCACACTCCCCGTTTAATTGGTTCTTGACTTGAATAAATTACACCCGAGCCGGCTGGTCTTGATGTATCGTTTTTATACTTGACCATGCTTCATGCTGTACACAGGAAAAGTAGCAGGCTTCTTCTTTGGTGTAATGATACCAACTGCAAAACCATTTTCAAGTTCTACCCAATAGTGTACATCCTTTTCAGTACCCGGCCAACCTGCATTACTACCATTGCGCTGAACAATTTCTACATCACTAAATTCCTTAGCAGGAATTTCTGCGTCCTTATACTTAGGCATATCCCACCAAATGTCAAAATCTTCAATAAGCTTCATAGTGTTTGTCCTTGCATAAAGTTGAGTCGAATTAATACTTCACAGTCTCGATTAAAGTAAATTTGAGTATGATGCCAATATCTTGATGAATCATATTGATAAACCCACGGAGCATTATCTAAACTTTGATTATTTTTAATGTAATGTTTAGCCATTCCGTGGCTAATACTTTGGCCAAAATTTTGGTTCATCCAACGAACGAACTTAGCAGATAGTTCTGCACCTCGAATTGAAAAACGATACTTGTAATATTTGAAAAGTGGATTACGACCATCTAGCTTTTCGATGAACGCACTTTCTGACATAATGTGCTGATAGTTAATTTCAATGCCATCAGGATCAGTAATTTTTTTGTATCTAGCCATTTAAAATCCGTGTGATGAATAGCCCCAACCAACGCCTCACCACTGTCGTCCCAAGCCTCACTTGGACAACTTACCAGGGGAGGAGGATTGGGAACTCCTCCCCTACTGTGGTGTATTACTCAGCAGCGGCGAGAATGTACTTGCCGTACTTCTTGTTGAACTCATCCCAGTTCTTAAGCTTCTGAGCAGCGATCGGCAGTCGGTAGGTCATTACCGCAGTACGCATACCCATAATAACGAGCTCAGTGCCGAGGTTGTCCATGATGTAGCGAAGCATGTTGTCAACATTGCCGTGCCACTTGTCGTCTGCCTTCTTGGCGTTGTTCTCAAAACGCTCCTTGAGCTCGTAGCACAGGTTAATCATCAGCGTGTACTGAGCGGAAATTTCCTGTACCTTAAGGTCCTTGACCTTGCCCTCAACGACATCCTCAGCACGGGGAAGCTGACCAGACCACTTGCGGTGACCAATGAACTTGTGAGCAATACCCTCACCAACAGTACCAGCAATAACGTCAGTGACTTCCTTCTCGCTCATCTGCTCCTGCAGAATGTCGCTAACGAACGTCCAGCTACGCGGAGTAGCAAACGAGCGGCTTGCGCTAGTTGGAGAGAAGTCGAAGAGGTCGCCCTTGTGCTGAGAAAGGTAACCAAGCACGTCGGAGTGGATCTTGTGCGTAACAGCCCAAGTCTGCCAAGCATCAAAGTCAACACGCATCTCAAAGTGAACAAAGCGGTTAGCAAGCGGAGCAGGCATACGGTAAGTAACGCCCTTGTCAGTCTCGCGGTTACCAGCAGCAATAATCACAACATTGTCCGGCAGTCGATACTGCCCAATGCGACGGTTAAGAATAAGCTGGTATGCCGCAGCCTGTACAGCAGGCGGAGCAGAGTTCATCTCGTCAAGGAAAAGAATAACATGCTTATAAGCAGCAGCCATTTCCGCAGTGGGAAGGTCAACGGGCGGAGCCCAGTCCATTGTATTAGTGTTGGGGTTATAGAAGCCGATACCACGCAGGTCGGTAGGATCAAGCAGTGCCATACGCAGGTCAATTACAAGCGCACCAATTTCGTCGCCAATGTCAGCAACAAGTTCGCTCTTACCAATACCCGGAGGTCCCCAAAGGAACACGGGACGCTGACGCTTTACGGCAGCAATCTTAAGAAGGCTACGTGCCTCAGAGCTCGTAACAGTACGCACTTCAGAAATAACGGAATTCTTATCAGTCTTAGCCATTTGTATTTCTCCCAATCAGTTAGCTAATTAACAATTACACTTTTAACACATCTGCTGATATAGTCAACAGAATTCTTTGGCCCTTAGGCCGCACTAAGCATTGCAGCCGGAACACGCCATTCGGTCATGCCAACCTGCACCTTAACATACTTGCGATTAATCTTCTTAACCTTACCAACCAAAGTTTGACCGTTACGGCTGTTGGTAAACTTAACATCTGCGCCATGGCACAGGGACCAAACGACCTTCTTAGCAAGGCGTTCACGGCTATACTTTACAGCCTGCCACATGCTTACAAGTTCTTCATTGGTCCATTCCTGCTGCATGATAGCAGAGTTAACGTCCTTAATAGTAAGAGCCATTTGTTTTCTCCGTGTTATGTTTGCTTTATACAGTCTGTTTAAATAATGTCAACGCACATCTGAGTTCAAAGTTGGCCCAACCAACTTAATCAGCTCGCGTTCACGCTTGTGAGCAGCAACCTTGCCACGCACAACTTCAACAAGTTCAATCTGGGCCTCTTCACGCTCAATGCGGCGCAGAGCCTTGTAAATCTTCCAGCCCCAACGAGCGCGGTCAGTTTTAGCACGGCTCCAATGCTTACCAAGCCTACGCTTGAGGCTGGTCTTTACAGTTCCATCTACAACGGTCACACCAATGTAGAACTCGCCATCCACTACAATCTTGTAAATTGCGTGGTTGCGGTCAGACCTGCGTTTGCGCTTCTTTTGTTCCATATTCACATATTAGTGCCAATACGCTACACGTCAACCAAAAAAATGCCCAAAAAGCAAGAAAAATTCCTTAAAGAAAACAAGCACTTAGCTTTCATATAGATCCTGCCAGTCCTCATCGTCAATATTAATGCTACTTTCGGCTGTAGAATCATACAACTTGTAGTAGTCTTCATTTGGCATTAGGACACGAATTTCCCCTGGTCTCCCTGGCCATGCTAGCAGCAACATAGGTAAATCATCTTTATTAAAAAGATCTACCAAATAGAATTCGGAACTACAACTACCGTATAGCAGCTTGATAGGTGCATGTTTAATATTTTTTAGAGCTTCTTTTAATTTCTTCCCGTAAGAAGTAATCAAGCGAATACTATTCTTGCGTTTAATACGTAGGATGTCTGCTGAGGTTACTTGTGTAATGCTAGCGCAATTATCATCGTCAATTGCGAGTAGGCAGTTCTTTACCTTAATGCTGCCTTTGGTATGATTATTATTTGGAGTTTCTTTGGTACTCCACGAGATCATACAGTCTACGTGATTAACGTAGTAGCTTTCGCCTTTTGTCTTTACAACCCACATTGGTATTGTAGGATCTTCTAAATGCTTCTTGTTAAAGTGAAATACTAATTCACGACATACAATTTCAATCTAGCTCATTTCTTTTCCTTTATTTCCTCAATTGAATCTTTAAGTTTAACAGGACTTGCTTTTGATTCCTGTGCTTTTAGTTTTTTAATTCTCTCAATTTCTAAATATAAATCGTTTTCCATAACTATCCTAAAAGTGTTGGTACTGTATTAAAGCACCAACACTATTTAAGTTCAATATATTATGCAATAACTGTTAAGGCAGTGCCGCATGTTGAGCAGAACTTAGCGTGTGCTTTATTCTGTTTGCCGCATGTAACACACTTAGGTTTTGCCTTAACAGTAACAGGTTGGCGTATCGGTGCGTTGTCTAGTGTTTCACCAAGCAACTTAAAGATCATTACATGCTGTTCTAGCAATACTCTAAATCCAGACACTTTGCTGAACTTTTGATTGCTTACGCTACCTGGCACTGTAATACCGGCATCGTTATACCCTTGTTCAACAAAGTCACTGCAAGTAACACCAGGGTGTCCTGTAAATGTAGATGTTGCGCTAGCAGTGATATTATTTGATGCAGCATGACGCAATACAGAATTTGCACCAGTTGTATGTGATATGCTGCTACCAACAAGAATATCATTAGCCCAGTATGGCTGTGTATATGTTGGTGCAACATATGTTAGTACTGGATGACGATAACGTGTAACGTCCTCAAACTGATATTCAACACGGATAATACCATCTTCAAGTTTAACACCACGATGCTGTTCTACTGCATCGCTGCGTTCAATAAATTTAAAGCGATTACCTTCGTTGAGGTTGTTCTTAACCATACGCTCAAGTTCAATCTCACTGTTGGCTTCTACAATTAGACCACCGTCAACAACTTCGTTGCCGTCAATGCTAATACGTACAAGTGCTCTTACTGTATTTAGATTTTTAATGAGTAGTGAATACTCTGCACCAAATGGTAGGAAGACAGTATCTTTAAATTCACGGAGTACTTTGCCATTTACTTTAACAGCCATGGCTAGCTTTTGATTGTACATCATTTTATTTCCTTTTTAAAGCACACAGACTAGGTGCTTGGGTTTTAAAGTCTGTTGGATGTGAACACCACGTTCACATTTCTATTTAGTTGATGGCCAATAGCTTCTCACACTATTGGCTTAACGTTTCATCACTACGAGCAAGTAATCTCATCGGTCTGCTATCCTGTCCGCCCATTCTTCACTAGTGCTGCGTCCACCGCCACCCTGCCAGTTTAACGTGCGGGTAGACCACGGAGCTCTTAACTCTAAATGTTTAGTTGTAGGCTTCGCACCTACATGAGGGTTCATCTCCACCCCTAGTCCTCCGCAGTAGATGCTATCACCACAACGTTACCTACCCTCGCGACTGGGCCTGTGGGTATAGGAGGCTTTCGCATTCTTTAATAACTCTTATATGTGCTATTAGATGTTGTGAAGGCTTGCTTCCACTGCCATTCATCTTGAACTAGCTGATCAAAGTCGTGTAGTTCAAGTTCAATCTCAGTGTCAACGCTTAGTTCAAGCATACGAATAGCACGGGCATAACTTGATTCATAACTAACTGGCTTGTTAGGAATGAATTTAATCTTTGCAATTGAATCTAAATTGCCTGTCTTAGCAAGTGCAAGATTTTCTTCTGCTACCTTGTTTACAGCCTTCTTATAATCTTCAACTGCTTCGTTGAATTCTTTAATGTGCTTTTCTTTGTTGCTACGAACGATGTTCAGTAATTCATCACGCTTAATTTTTACACTATTCATTATTCAGACCTGTCCATACTTGTAATTTCTTTAATGACTTCAATTAACTCGTCAACTGAACCAACCATAATCTTACTGGTCTTCCAATTGTCCTTCTTATCTCGTCCACCTACTTCAACCATGAATCCATTGTCATACATATTGACTGTAAATGCTTCACTAACTTTAACTAGCTTGTTTGATACTTTTGTCATAGTAGTCCTCAAAAATTGGTGCCCGGTGTGGGGATTGAACCCACGCTGGCGAGACTTTAGAGATCTCCGCTCTAACCGCTGAGCTAACCAGGCTGTTTAATTAATAAGTGTAGTGTAGAAGATTTAACTGTTAGCGTCAATATATGCTTTGATGTCGCCGCCATATAATAAAAGCTGAGTACTGATGCTATCATCAAAAATGCTTAAACGATTATTTTTAATAAAGTATGGTGCTTTTAGATGACGATCTAAACCAAGCAGAATACTTCCTGTTCTAACATTGTCATTTTCTAATTTAATTGTATAAGACTTGAGTCCCTGTTCATTCAACCATTCGCATCCACGTTCGGTTAGACGGTATCCACCGTCTTCTCTTATGTTTCGCCACATGTTAAGATAGATTGAGTCAAAACTATTCTCGGCTAAACCGAGACTCATGCAAACGTCTAAAGCTAATTTACGCTTCAGTTCCATTTGGATAAATCTTAGGACCTGCGTTTAGTAATACAACAGAAAATTCTTCTGTTTTGAAAAGTTTATTAAGCTTCTTAGCTAAATTGATTGCGTGACCTGGATTTGAAAAACTTACTTTTTTGTACTTGGGACCAGGATACCCAACTAGACTATTAAAACTCTTTAAGTTGATTGGTTTATTTTGATAATAAACTGCCCATATACCTTCGCTGGCTAAAACTTGCTCGCTTTTATAAGTGTTTTTATCAGTAAATTCTAACAATACATTTGGTTTTGGACGACTCATTGAACTGTGCTTTCTTAATATACACAGTTATTTATGCTAACTAAAACTTATTGGAACCTAACTCAATTTGAATTTTACCCGTCTCTGTTAAATCTTGCAATTCAACCAAACGAGCAAGCAATTGCTGTACTTCATGATTTAGATTACGGGCTTCAATTGCTGACAGTGTAAGTTCTTTATTATTACCTGCTAGACCTCGCACACGATCAGAAAAATTTCGAATAGCGTTAGTTGACGTCACTGGCATTTTGGGCAATCCTTAATTGTTCTCGCATTTCTAGTTTATCTTTAAACGGGCCCTTGTATTCGTTTGAATCAAGCGTAGATACTTTAGGACAAAAGCTTTGCACCCATCCAGTATCAAAAAGAACAATGTAATAACCAGCAGCGTGTAGAGTTTTGCTTTTTTCAGTTTTAGTGAATACTGGTAGTTTTCTTTTAATATCTAAAATTGGATTAAATGCATCACACTTAACCGGATAACCTAAAACAGTATTGTCTGCTTGGTTTGTATTTTGTTCTTCTACAGGAGGTGATGCAATATTAATAACTAAATCCCAACATGCTTGATTTACATCTACATATACTTTTTCAATATTATTAATATTAACTTTAACTGCGTCTGGAGTTTGCGGGTCTGAAGATAAACTCATAGTACCTGTGCGCTTACCTTCATTATTTTCAAGAATCCAAAACTTATTTGGAATAACTTCTTTAGCCTTTAGCATTTAGTAATACTCCGCAATATTCTTTCTTTAGCCATTCGCTGTACAAGTTTGCTTGTTCACTCATTTTAACAAGATCATATTTGCCACAGAATTTTAAGAAATGTGTTCCAATTTGATTTGGCACATCTACGTTAACTAGGTTAGTAATTTCTGTATCAAACTTTGTTTTAAATTCATCCGGCTGTGCATTAAGGTCAATCAGTTTAACATTGCGTTCGTAGTCATCAAGTACACGATGTTCAGCGCCATCGTGATCAGTCCAACGCTGTAGCATTATGTTGTTCCATGCATAACCTTTCTTACCCATGTCAGCATAAGCTTCAGTAAGTCCAACTTTATTTTTTGTACCTTTTACACGTACACCTGGATATGCACTAAACACATTGTCAGTTGGATCGCCACGCATACACTTTTCAAAAAGCACAAACTTTGGGTCACCAATAGACTTTTGTTCACCTGTCTTCTTGTCTTTAACTGGCTTCATCTTATCGTTAAACACGCCGTGAAGATTAGTCCATTCGTTAGTAACACCGTTAAATTGTGTTACACGTTCACTAATAAGCTGATGGAAGTCACTGTCACTTGAAATGATAATATGCTCATCATTGGGATGCAAAGCAATCCAACGTGCAATCATATCATCTGCTTCACCTTGAGGATGACGTAATACTGTGCAAGCAGTCTTTTCCTTAAAGAACTTATTCATGTCATCATATGCTTCGTAAAAGAGCTTGTCTTCCTCGCTCTCCTCCGCAGTCATTGCTTCGCGAGCAGCACTACGGTTGCGCTTGTAAGGAGTATAAAAGTCCTTTCGCCAACTACGCCCTTCTAAGCAAATAACAACATGGTCGCCGCCAAGATCACGCACAGCTTTATGAATGCTGCTCATAGTAATGTGAATGGCATAACCAAGTTTGGTCCATTGATCGGTTCCACGTGCTGCAATATGCCTAGCACGGAAGAATGTGTTTGATGAGTCAACAAGGAGATATTTCATAATGCCTATTATAATTAAACTTTGTGTTCAGTCAAGTAGTTAAAAAGGTACTGCGCCCAAGATAATTGAGCATCAGGTCCAAAATGATATTGGTCATTGTGTTTGAAACCATTTGAGTTTGACCAATAGAAAAAGCAAGACTCATTATTATAAGGACTAAAGTAACTGTTTTTCCAATTCAACTGTTCGCTTTGGATGTTTTCGAAACTATCGTTGGAATTAAAAAACAAATGTGGAATTTTTTTTCGATTTAATAATGTATGCAAATCCCAAATCTTTTTATGCCATTCTAACTGTTTTTCAGCGTACTTAACAGTTCTTGAATATGTTTTATACTGTGTCAGTAATGTTTTGTCAGTAGGTTCAATGCCAGGATTGATTTGAACATAATCATCATTTGAATCAATCCATTCCGTTCGTGTCCAATTTGTCCAACCTATAATCATCATTACATATGGATATTTTTTAGAGTCCAATGTTTCTAGAAAATTATAAGTTGATCTTAAAATTCTTTCATTGCTTGAATCACATTCAGCATCACATACTAATGCAAGTTTTAGAAGTTTAGCTAACTGCGCTCCCCAACTTGCTTCTAAATTAGTTGGGTGAGCTTTTCGACCTAATGCTATTTTAGAAAAATCATCATTAGCAAAACAGTAATCATTTACTGCCTGAGCTGCTACTGTATGATTATCTCCATTTACATAAAGTATCATGAAACCTCAGTGCGTCCATCATCCCCAGTTTTACGATTAATGTATCTTACGTTGTCAGGAGTTTTTTGAGCAGCTTCTTGTTCAAATGTTTCAGCAAGTATATTGCGACAAATGTTTCTAAACCACATGTCAACTACATCTTCGTCAGTCTTGCCTGGATAACCAGCAGCACGTAATTCCTTTACAAAAGTATCGTTCCAATCTAACTCAAAGCTACCGTTGCCTACATTCTTCTTGTCTAATTCAACTGACAATACACTAATGTATGGCTCGCCTTTTTCAGTAGCAATCTCTTTTGGAGTTTTTGTTTCTTTAGGCTTACGTGGTTTTTTTGGCTTTGCTGCTTTTTCAGTATCCCGCTTCTCTTTAGCTTTTTGAATAAGTTGTTCAGCTTCTTTATCACGAAACTCTTGTTCAATCATAGCCTGCGTTTTAAATATATTCCAAATTGACATTTATGTACCCCATGCATTCTTATATAGCGGAACTTGGATACGTGGACTAAAACGCAATCCATTGTCTCGACAGTAATCAGCTACCTGACGTTCGTTTAATTCATAAACACTGTTAACACCGCCCACTGGCATAAGGTAAACAGGGATATCAATACCAGCACTTCTATACTCATCCACAGCACGGTGTACGTCGAGTACATCCTGTTGAGTAGATACAACAAACTTAAAATAACTGCTATGGCCTGGGATACCCAGATAACGCTTAACAACATCAGGTCTAATTGCATCTTCCCACTTCTCTCCACTGCATGGTAACTTAGCACTAATTGACCAAGTTACCTTAAAGTCTCCACCATTACTCATGAAATACAGATAGTTATATAAGTCATCGTGTATTGGTTGTGTGCCATTTGTTTCAAATGTAATCTCACGCAATCCCATCATGCGATTACGGATTTCATTAAACAGTTCAATATAACTACGTTGCCAACCAAGCATGGGTTCGCCACCTGTAATGATTAGATGTTTGTCTCTGCTAAACTTTCCTTCTGGTAGAAGTTCTTGAAACCTATCAACAATTGCACTTACTTCTAGTAAGGGTGATAGATGTTTAAAGCGAGGATCCCAACTAGCATAGCTATCGCAACCAGTTGATACCAATGGTAAGTCACGATAGTCAGTATACGATTTAGCATCTACATTATCCCTTTCTGTACTAAGTTCTCCTGCGGGCATTCCAAATCCACTGCAAGTAAAGTTACAGCCAAAAGTTCTCATAAAGATAGAAGGAACACCGACATATTGTCCTTCGCCTTGTAAGCTGTAAAAAATTTCACTAATTTTAATTTTGCTCATTGTTTGCCTTTTTTGTTAAGAGCCACTTGCCATCTTCTTCAGTCCAAATAATTGTATCACCAACGTCCCACCCCATTTGATTAAGAGCATCAGGAGGAAGCTCAATGTATAATTCATCAGTTCCTTCCCTGCTTTTAACTTCAATGATCCAACAGTTATTGCCTAGATCTTTTGGATAGCTATTCATTTGTTACATTATCCATTTTTACACAAAGACCAATCCCTGTGCCGTGAACTATAACTCCGCCTAATCTTGCACATTCGTGTTTATGCCAACTTATTTTTGTTGCAAAATTATATGACATAATTGTGGTAGTGATTAATAAAGCAATAATGATAATTGTAAAAATTTTTGTTAAATAAGTTCTTCGTTCCACTCGCGATGACCTTCTCTAAATGCCATATTGGCTTGTGTTTCACGAACTTCAACGCGATAGCACCAAAGCCTTGCAGACTCCCCTGGTCCCCACATATCAGGAATGTAAACACCATTAACATATTTGTAAAGCATGTCAGCTAAACTCTCGCAACCAAGTTTTGGAAGGATAGTTAACTTTGCCATTTTCTTTTGTTCAAGTAGTTTAAATGTTTCAAATTCTGGATCATCTTCAGCTACAAGTAATGTATGATCAAACTGATCTTCTAGTACCTTCTTAAGTTCCTTTAGTCCACCATAATCAGCGGCCCAGTTACGAGCATCAAGATCATTTGTACCAAAGTAAAACTTCATAGAGAAACTGTAGCCGTGAATAGTATTACAGTGACTATCTGCACGCCATTGTCTATAAGCACAAGGAAATGCATCGTGGTATTCTTTAGTTGAAGTATATTTGTAAGTTATAGGTGTATTTGCCATAAGTTTTTCCTTTTCTGTGACACGCAGAATTCTTTTAGAGGGGTGAGTGTCAAGGCCTCTTATAGCTGTATATTAAGCTAGCTTAGTGTAGCTTATCAATATTTATTTTTTCTGCTG